AAGGAACCCACGATCCAATATCCCTAGATTCATTTCTTCTCTGATAATCATAAACAAACATTTTATTGTTTGCCGTTGCATTGGCATCAGTAAAAGTGACATAGATCTTGTTATTGAAATGAACTCCAGTAATTTTATCCAAATACGTTCTAGCAATATCATTGATCTGATCTTCAATTCTAAATGATAACAAATCCGTAATCGTAGCTGAGATATCTGTTCTTACAGGTTCATTAACTAGACTTAATCCCTTAAGAGTAACGAATCCCATGGGGGAGTCGCCAATACATCCCAAGAAAAATACCTTATCTTCGTAGTTAATATTAAACCCACAGTTACTTCCGTAAGCTGAATTGGATTTTAATACCTGCCAATTAGTCGGGTCATTATCTGCTAAATATAATAGCCATGTTTCACTATTATTTTTACCAACTATGACGCCATCGGAACTGACCGCAAGCATCTTAATCTTGCCAACACCAAGTCCTATATCTTCAAAGTTTAAAACCTTAACGACATACGGGTTTCCTATTTCAGAATATTGAACTGTGGCAGGATCAGTACTATCGACTAAAAATAGTCTCTCTTTATGCGCTCTAATCTTAATATAATTTGGCGGCTTTCCCTGATCAGTTGGAGCTAATTCAGTCAGAGTCGTATCAAGGGCTTCATCCTTATAAGTCGTAGTCGTGTTATCTGAAATAGTAGCGAGATAATAATAAACGGATCCACCCGTCTTCGTTCGATATACATATCTCGCATTAATACCGTATGAAATAGGAGCCGTAGGAATTCCAGTGATCGATGCAATACTAGAGGTGGCACCGAAATTGATTGTGACCGCTGAGCCCACATCTCCACCCACCGACATAGAATTAACAAACGCAAACTTGTACATATAAATACCAGTGTTTGCGCCTGCGGTAGCTGCAGTAGTCACAAGAGCGGCGGATGGAACCTCAATCCCGTGCCTCGTAAATTCTGTCCCGTTATATTTATAAGGAGTTCCCCCATCACTCATGAAGAGGTATCCATCATAAGAATCGTAAACAACATTTGTCGCCTGAGTAAAAACCCCCTCACTAGAGGGAATAGTAACAAATGTACCGCCGGAATAACGGACCATGGCTGAGCCATACCAACCAACTAATTGGGAATTTGCGTTCATGGGTTGGAAGGTAGTGAGCCCATACCATGTCCCGGTCCCTAAAGTTTGATGAGTGAGAGCTGTAGATCCATAACGAGTACGAACAGAGCCATTGTCCTCAGTATCAACGTTTAGGGCGCTAGGTGATTCATTATCACCAATGATATGAGATGAACTCTTCGTATGGACTCCACCATCAAAGAACGGAATCTGATAAATCATCCTATCGTTCGTATTGGCCATTACACCTTACCCAAAATGTTACTAATGCTTTGATCTTCGTTTTGAACGATATTAAATCCGTCGCGACGTTTACGCTCTTGCATGTATTGCCGCATGTATCTCTTATGATCCGCCCAAAGTTGAGCATGAGAAGAGGATCTAGAAGCGTCCCCTTCTTTTAAGTACATTCGATAAACGACATAATCGATAAAGTAGTGATGTAACTCAGCAGGAGCACTTAACGTAGTCATGCTATCAATCGTAGGCTGAGTTTTATAAGCCCACAGTTTAATTTCTAATGCTGAAGTATCAGGAGTTGGAGTCAGAGTCAGAGTAGTTCCCCAATGATTATAAAATCTAGGAGTTCCAGTAGAATCTGTGTTTTGAATAGCCGAAGTAAGCTTATCGAGTTCTGTTAGAGTCGAAGGTCTTAACTTCACACCATCATACGTGACTCTTTTAATAGAAAAGATATTCGTTGGAAGTGTGTAGTCAGCCTGATCCGCAACACTCACAAGTGTCGTATCAGTAGTTTCAATGACGAGACACTGAGTCGCAGCTTCTTTTATTCCAAACTCTAAATAAGTATAAAGTTCGGAGTCGGAAAAATATGTCGACGACTCGTTATTAGTCGACTGTCTCGCTGCTGTTATGATCTCCGCTGGTGTCACGCTTCTTACCCCTCTTTGGAGCTTCAAGCTTATCTAGTCTGGTAGCTAATGTACTTAAAGCGTCCATGACTTTGCCTAAAGCTTCATCGGTCTTATTCCTTGCAGCGAGAGCCTTTTCTAATTCTTCATCTTTTTGTGGGATGAATTTATCTGCATTAGCCTTTAGGTGAGCATCAAGCTCTTCAGCCGTTGCAAATACTTTGCCATCAGCATGAGATATAAATTTAGTCGAGGTGGCAGTTGATCCTGAGGCGATCTTCTCTAACCGTAGTGGTTTACAGTTAATGTAATTCCCTGAGTCATCCTTTTCTGGCCTTACGTATTGGCCAAAAAACATAACGGCGTCGTAGTATTCCATTTCATGAAATCCACGAGCAGGGATTGTAATTAACTGACCTCGAAACTTTTCTTTATATTCTTTATCTGAATTATTCCAGATACGCCCAATGGCCTCTGGTTTATCAATTGGCGCTATCGCTGACATATATACTCCTTTACGAGCCCAGTTAAGGGTAGTCGTATTTGTTTATTAACGATCTTCAGAAGCTACTAAATATACTGTACCACTTCCGTTAGAAGATGCTGCGGTTCCAAGCTCAATGTAATATCGTTGAAGTCCTGCAGCTCCCACTGGGAAGTTATAAGCTCCGCCAGATGTATCTGTCTGAATAATTGCAGATAACAACTGAAATCCTGCCGCTCCTGACGGACCACCACACAATCTTAGTGTAGTATTCCCAGCGCCAGCATTAAATGCGGTTATCCCCGAGTGATACAACATTAGTCGTGTACATCCACCCACACTAACCGAGTTGGTAGACGTCGCTCCTGATGCAATTGTTAATGCATAAAATCTTGGATCTGCCACATTAGGCTCCAAATACCATGATTTGAATTTCATCACCGGCTGAATGCGATCGAATCGCTACGGATCCAGGCGATGCTGTGGAGGCTGATAACTCATTCAATTCAATTCGAACCCCACCACTTACGGCTGAGCCTAAACAAATTGAACCCCCTAAAATATTATTAAGTCCTGTGGTCCATACTTCTTCACCAGTTGTTGATGGTGTGAGCCTTGCAGCAATGTATCTATGATTGCCGTGAACTGAACTCCCTAAATGACTTACTGTTAATGCCATACTTCCTCCTTAAAAAAGCACTTTCCCTGAAGCAATGCCCCCGGGATTTTCACATTCCTCTTTGAGATAATCGACCATTCGATACATCTCTAAGACATCTTCTATGTGTTTTTGAATTATTGAAATGATATTTCCATTTTCATAAGCGCCCATACATCCATCTGAGCAGTTTATATAAATACCAGGGACCTGCATGGATTTCAGGTCAAACCACATCTTAAAGCCGTAGTAAGAACTCCAACTCCATACCGCATTACCATAAATATCTCTTACTCGAATGCCTTGACCAACTGTGTCGTACTTAGAATCAAACGAGTGAAACCGTTTATCATATGAAAAACTAAAATCAGCCCCCATGAATATACAGGGATTACAGCCAAAGATAGCTTTGGCGATATACATCGAAGCGCCTAAAACATTACCACCTGATGAAACAATGAGTTCATATTTCTCAATCTCATCCATTTTTCTTTTAAGATCAGGATTAGGCATGATGGACTGACACCAATAAACTTCGCCCAGCCAGTTATCCCAAAGTCTTGGATTGGTTCCAATGTAAGCAATTAACTTCTGATTCTTAGCAGCGTTTCGATAAAACTCTTTATCAATCTGATCGGGCACGTCTTCGATCTTAATTAATTTCTGATCGACCGCGCCTTGTAGTTTTTCTTTAAAAGAAATGTCTAATTGAATGCTTTGACCGGCTTCGATTTCAAATTCTATGACTGGATTTTCTGACTTTTTAGCAAAGGCAAATTTTTGAGTCATAAGATTCGTAGCAATTATTTTATTACTAGGAATTTTCTTAGTAGCCCCATCAAACATTTCATCAATAACCACCTCACCGCCATCAAGAGTGACCCAATAATCAACGTGCACTCCAAGATCAGTAAGATAGGCAAAGTTATGAAGAGCTGACATGACCTTAATACCAGGATTACCTTTTCTTTGAACGCCATCTTCAGAAGTGTGTGGAATTAAATATTTAGCATATTGTTTTAATGAAGGACCTGAGCCCATCAATATAACTGGTTGCTTATCCCAAATTCTATAAAGCTTATGTAGTCCGTTAGTTAAAAATGATCCGAACTTTTCTTTATTAGAAGCAATGTTTCTAACCCAAATATCCTTCCAGAAGTTAATCGTGGAAGTATCATTCGCCACCGTATTTTGATGCATGTGCTGAAGCTGCATCGGTGGATGCGGTATTGGTGGCTGGTATTCGAGTTCTACATTTATGTTTTTTCTTAGCATAAAAAAATGGGGGGAATTTCACCCCCCGCATTCTTAGAAGATATAGACCATCCCGGATGAGTTAGCAGCAATGCTGTTAACTACTTGTCCAAGAGCGCCAATATATCCAAGCGAACCAAGAGCAGTATTCAATCCAGTGGGCTGGGTTGAAGTACCAGTTCCGTTCGCAGCCGCATAAATGAAAGTACCTGCGGGTTGAGCAGAGGTGACCTCTAAACGAGGGCAAACTCCAGCAACAAGACCCCAGAAGTATTCTCCAGTCGCAGCTTGAGAGTGAACGTTAACTCCAACTGGTTTTTGAACTCCGGTTGCACTTGATTGCACAACTGAGAATCCACTCGCACCAGTTAGAATATGAACGAAATGTCCTGCGGTGATTGCAGTATTAGATCCGTTATACATGAATACGTATTCGGCATCCCCATACACAATCCTGTCGCCTACGGCATGCTTTTGGCTACCAGAGGCTACATAGGCAGAAATTCCATGATGAATATTTACAATAGGAAACATAATTTTATTTCTCCCTTCCTATTACGATGTCAATGCCGATGATCTTGCTTGCATACGAGGATTGGAGCAAACCAAGTTCCCCGCAAAGAAAATACGAGCAGTCATAACAGCTTGTTTAGATTCATCCATGAACTTACGAAAACGGAAAGCTTCGTCCTTGTGGATGGCCAAATAGAGATAGTTCTCATTGAGCATCAGTAAGTTACTAGTGGGCACCTTATGATCGACCACAAATGGGGCACCATTGAACATCAGGGAGATAAAGCCACCTTTGGCTGTATCTGAATCCTGAAATCTTTGTTGCGGTTGTAGTTGACCATAGTAACGATTATAAATCGCTTGTGTGGTCACAGTAATAGTAGGTGTATCAGCATCAATAGACGCAGCACCCCATTGTGATTGCAAATGGGCAATGCTTAAAGTCGTGGTGCTAGAATCCAATTGAGCGTTAGCCCAAGAGTTTTCTGATCGAGAAACTCCGCCATAAGTTCCAGAAGCAGCAACGGCAGACAAAAGTCCGACGATTTGCTTAGGATCTGTACCGGAATTGTACATCGCATCACCGATCGCTTGTTTCAAAGTCATTTCAGCAGAATTGACCTTCTCTTTAACGAAATTAAGTTTGGCTTGATCGCCAGAGTTCTTAAGTTCATCTAAGCGGGTGATACTGATCGGCACTTGAGCTTGCTTCCAAAGGAATTCGAAAGCGCTGAATTGTTCGACGTCAGTCGTATTCAGAGTTTCTGCTCCTTGAAACCAAACATCCGAAGATGATTGTGCGTACATTACTGGTTGTACAATGCGCTCGCCACCGGCAAGCTTCACTGTGTTCTTTCGAAGCATTCTCTCTGTGAGAACGTTCGATCGGAAAATATTATCGACCAACTTCTTAATGAAGTTTTTCTCAGTGATTGCACTGATTTGGTCGTAAGTAAGGGCCATGTTATCCTCCTATCCCTAACTCGTTCATGCTCTGCTGGAGGAGTTCATCATATGTGGTGTCTCTAATGGATTTAGTCGTCTTAACAAAACTAGGTTCCGTAATCCGCTTATTAAGCACTAAGCCTTTTTTATATTTAGACTGTAAATCTTCTAGAGCTTTTTCAGCTGCTTTTTGTGCACGTTGATTCATTACTTCTTCAGCAAATAAATCAAGCGCTGCAGCTTTAAAGGTTGGAAAACCATTGTCTGTCATATGTCGAAGAACTTTATGCTCGTTCGTAAATCCATGCTCATCCGCAGCTTCCCAGTTTATTTCTGGGAGAACTTTGGTGCGCGTCTCCTTGATAGCATGATCTAATTCTTGATCTTCTTTCTGTAACTTTTGCTTCTCAGCAACCGACTTAAATTGGTTTAGCTCAGCCTCGAGACGAGTCACCTTATCCACTAAAGGATTGGCAGCTTGCTCTGGGGTGAGACCCATTTGAAGGCGCTGATATTCTTTAAGTACAGCTTCTGCGAACTCTGGCCTTGAAGCAGCGAACTCGTCGTATTGCTTCCAAACTTTTATCCGCTCTGGGTCGACTTCACCCAGTTCTTTCTTTTTTAAGTCTAATAGTTCGCGCTCCTGTCGGAGTAGGCGATTGTTGAGATCATAATCTAAACCCTTTTGCGCAAGGCTTAAGACTTCTGTCTCATCTTTTTCAAAAACATCATTCCCACGTTTAAGCGTAAACTTCTTAGGAGCTGGCGCTTCTGGCGCAGTCTTCTGAGGAGCTTCAGCTACGGGTGTGGGAGCTTCTGGCTTATAAACACTTTCAAGTAGCGCATCGACATCTTCTGTCGGTGCGGCTTCAGGTGTATTATTTTCCATTTAAATTCCTTTTATACAGGTTTACCAGTAGCGCCGCCCTCTTGAGAGACGACTGCTGGTTGAGATTCTTCTTGTTCGGGGGCTTCTTCACCACCAACACCGAGAACCTCTGAAACTTTTGATTCAAACATTTGATAAGCTTGAGCGACCATTTGAAGATCCTCAGGATTGACGCCCATCTTCTGAAGCGCCATCAAAACTTTTTGCATTTTACTAACAATGTCAGAAAGTGCTCCTGAAATTGCATCAGCTAATTGCTGAACTTGGTCTTGAGAAGCCTGACCTTCGGCTGGTTGCGCTGCTGTTGGCTCAGCGGGCGCTCCTGGTACTACTTTTCTATCTGCCATATTATTTTCCCCCTTGTTGCGCTTGAGCTTGCGCTTGAGCAGCTTGTTGTTTTTCCAATTCTCCAACTATCTCATCCGCATGAGGATAGTCTAAGTCTTTTAATAATCTCTTCGGTGTTAAAACACCTAATTGAAATAATTTCATCGCCGTGTCCGCTTTAGCTCTCTTCGCAAACGGAAGGTTACTGCCTACAGTCGCTCGGACATCAAATATTCCCTTAGTACGAAATATTTTAGTTTGGCCTTCTTGAGCTTGCGCTTGGTCTTGCGGAACCACTTCTGTAACTTTCGCCACATAGAAATCCACATTTTCTGGGTCTTGATTAATCTGGAACTTAAACTGCTTGATGTTAAGCCCCTCACCCTCAGAGTTAATTGTAATCAATCGTGGCGTGTTGTAAAATTGCAGCACCCTTGACGCATAGAGCGTCCCAATCTCATTTAAAAACTTCTCTAAGTTACGAGCCTTTTGACGAATTCTCGTTTGCGCTGCCTCTTGTAGAGAATCCAGTGCAATACCGGATGTAACCCCACCAGGAGCCGAGCCTTGAGAAATCTCCCCCGAGCCAAATATGCGATCAAAAGCATCTATGCAAAGTTGATAAACAGATAAGAAGTTACCAGGTATTCCAACACCAGGCTCTCGATGAACGTCTGAGCCTTGAGTCTTCTCTACAATTAATCCCGGTTGATTAGTGACCTGATCCGTATCAATGGCGCCTACGTCAGCTACCCAAATCGGATTACCCATCAAAACAACCGTATCCATCATGAAAGAGAGAAGCCGGTTGATCATCTTTTGTGGGCTCTTTAATTGCTCCACCTCACCAATGCCCCAAAATTCATTAGGCACTTGATAGTCGATCAGACGAGCATAAGGATGCTTGCCATCGAAGTAAGGGTTATCTCCATCAAAGGCGAGAAGGTCATCAATGATTACGATTAAACGACCGTTTGGGTATTTCTTCTTTTGAACTTTTTCAGTGATGTACTTACCGCTAGCGTCTTTTTTCTTAGAGCCATCATGATTACAAGCAATCTGCTCTACCTCTTCGGCAGATTCATCTTGGATGTAACACTTAATAAGCATTGAATCTTTAATCTTCTCGGCTTCTTGAGAAGTGAACGCGGTAGCCGCATCGTCGGTGGCATCGTTCGATCGAATAGCATTAGCATTTAGCGTCGTATCAAAATCAGACTTCTCATATCGAGAGGGCACGCCTGTCTGTGCCGAGCCCTGAATCATATGAGCCAGGTCGGGAAACATCGCACGAGCCTCTTCAAGAGGGATAGTCATTGCCTCAATAAAGTAAGGGCATGAGCCATCGTTTATGTCTTTAGCCCTAGGGGCGGGATAAGCTTCCCAGTTATCCACGCACCGAAATACAATCTTACCCTCTGGTTCATCCTGAGTTGGATCAAACTCCAAAGCTCCGACCGAAGTCCCATAAATCAATGACGTCTTTATTATGTCACCTAAAACATGGGACCAACCTTCACGGGTCCAGTCCGAATCGGCAATCTTAGTTAAAGCCTCTGCTAAATCACGATCATCAATGTCCTCTGGGATAAACGTAATCTGAGGACGATTATCCGTTAAAATAGGAACGACGGATTCAACCGCCGCAAATATGAGATTAACAACTTCCGAATGCCTATATGTGGGCCGTCGATAGGGCCACTGTCTGCCAAGGTAGAACTCAAAGTTCTCCTCCCACTTATTCTGCTTAACTTTTCGGGCTTTCTTAGCTTTTTGAAATAATTTATTAACTAAATCGACGGTAGCTTGGGCTTCGGGGGACTGTTCTTTAAAATCTAAATTTGATTCCACTCAATTCCCTCTGAAAGGTTCTTTAGCCTCTCATCTTCTTTTATTTTATTATAGTCGGTAAAGGACTTTTGAACAGATTCTAGGGAAGCATTCTCAAGCGGCTCATACCCATGATGCTTGGCGTAGTGCAACATATCCTTCTCGTTCTTAAACTCCTTACCAAATGCCACCGATTGAAGACGCCCAGAATCAATATGTCCAATCCTAACTCTACTTATGATCGGCTTCATCGCACGAGCAAAATTAATCTGCCCACAATTCTTACAAAGCCTACCAATCGGTTTATTCTCCCAATCCGCTACGATCTCTTCGACATATTCACACGTATCACATTGATAGTCATATCTCGGCATAATCCCTCCTAGTAAAACTCTGGTCCCTTCGTTTCATTAACCTTTCGCTTCCACGCCGGAGTGTGGGTCTTAGGAGATGTTTCATCTCTTGATTGCTTCTCGGCTGAATGAACTCTAGGCCGCTCACTAAAATACAATCCTGATTGTCTTAAGTAATACGATAAATACCTATTCGCATCCATCGCGTGGTTCTTCACATTAAGGGGTTCTTCTTTGGCGTTTTTATCGTCATCGTCATTCTCTTTATAAGAATAGGTCTCATACTCATCAATCGTATGCTTACAAGTTTCGAAGATAAAAAATCTATTTGATTTCACCACTTGAGAATGAGCATCAATCCCCGCTTGCTTATCGTTGTCTGCCGAAATAACTGGAAGCCCGTATCTCTGAAGCTGAGCAATTTTCCCCGGATCTGCTGGATCAGCGAGAATCTTTTGAATGTCGTAACTCGCCACCTTCTGTTTAATGAGATGGGCAATATCATCAGGATAAATTCCAGATTCATAGAACTCAGACACTTGAATATCCCTACCATCTGGGGTCAGGCCTCTAATGATCAATGCCATTGGATTTGTAAATCCCCAATCAAGGCCTGCGTAGAATTTAGTTCCTTCTGGCAATTGAAATGGTTTAATAATTTTTGAATCATCAAACGGATAAACAAGGCCAACTCTTTGGTGGTGTTCTCCGCCGTACTTCATTGCAAAAGTAACAGCATCTAATAACTCTCTTTGTCTTTCGTAGTGCTCTGCTGGGAATGAAGGATTATCTTTTGAAGTCCATTGAAAGTAAGCAATGTCTTTTCTATCTCCACGTCTTAAGGGTTTAATTAATTCCTTATAAGGCCAGTTCATGGCATACGGAGTCGTAGTGCAGATAATTGGAGCGTTTGTTCGTGCAGCTCGGCCCTCAATGTTAGTCCAGAATCTAAACTTACATTTACCCGCTTCATCCAGCCATATAGCCCGCACATTAGTAATACCTTCCACTGATTCAGGGTCTGTGGCTGTTCGTAAATATATTGTTCCACCATTTCGGAGAGAAAATGTCTGATCCCCTTTGTGATATGTTCCGAATTGTGATGCGTATTTAAGAAAGCTTGGTAGCGTTGATTGGTTGAGAATCTTATATGTCGGACACCCAATGATGAAATTGTTATCAGGACCTTTCCATTTAGCTGCCTGACGAATGAACCAAAGTGCTCCGACGGTTGTTTTACCGCCCTGGATGCCGCTGCAGCAGAGCGTAATTTTGGCATCACTAAGGAATGCTTTGCCCTGTTTTTCATGAAGGTCCATTTATTCTTCTAATCCACGGTCTAGCATTGTTAAAATTATGGCACCTGACAGCGTCCATTACATCTTCAGGAACTTCGGCAAATTGCTGCGTGTAAATTGTGTAATTATCTTCTTTTGTATATTTTCTATAGACCTGGATATGGTCCCAATTCCAACGAAAATGTTCATCAAAGAATCCTGGGCCACCGCTCATTTTTAGCTCTTTTTTAGTAAATTCTTTAAATGATTTAAACTCCTCTTTTGTATTACAGACCTTACAACCAATATAATCCCAAGATTTTTTGTAATTAGACCATGTTTTTGGCGAATCATCGTAATATTCGACCAAATGAAATCTGGAGTACTCTTCTTCTGGTGCGGCCATAGCAAGTTTAATCTTTTTCATTCGATCCCCATAGTTATCTTTTTGCCGTCAACGGTAACTGTAATGGGCTGCACTGTAGTAACGCTTGGATCATTTTCTTTCCAATCGTCCTGACTCTTCAAATAAAACTGGATAGCAGGGTAATGCTTATCTTTAATCAGCTCGTGAAGCTTAGATGCAGCATGGGCTACACCCTTACTTCGACCCCTCTCGAAAGCTTTGGCTAATTCGGGATATTCCGATTGTTTTTCAGAATATGTACTAGGATTAAGGTCTAATGCAAATGCGATTGAGTTCTTTCTCATTCCCATTGCTGCGTATGTTTCGATCTTTTCAAGGATCTCGGGGGTAGGCTCGAATTTCGGGCGCCCCACTTTGCCTTTACTCACTCTTTACCGCCTTTTTACCGGAGAATTTCTCCCACCTGGCTATTATAACATCACAATAGTGCGGGTCTATTTCCATCCCAAAGCATCGTCTGTTTGTCTTCTCACAAGCGATGAGAGTGGAGCCGGAGCCGAGATAGAGATCGATGATGTTGGTTTTGTCTTTGCCCCAACGTTCGAAGAACCATTCATGAAGTGCAGCTGGCTTTTGGGTCGGATGAACGCGAGCGCCTTCTTTTGGTCCTTGGCAAATTCCAGCCCAAAGGATTCTAGCTATTTGCCTTGCGTGTTTCTGTTTAGACCAGCACAGCTCAAATTCTGAACCCATGATCTGTTTAATTGCTTCCCCATCAGCGCGGGTTCTTTTGTCCCAAACCATCCAAGCGCCTTCTTTTGGGATTTCCTGGCAGTAATAATCCGCGCCCCAAAGAAAAATTTCTTTTGTTTGTGAAAAGTAGTCCAAAATAAAACCTGGATTAAAGTCGGTTGAGTCTCCAATGACGGGTGAATATTTACGCCCGGTCATTCCCATTTTTGAATGCCCCACGCCTTTTATCCCTGTTAATTCCTTACTCCAGTCCGTGTCCAGATTCATCCCATACGGCGGATCGGTGTAGACCATATCGGCCTTCTCACCATTCATCAGTCTTTCGACCTGGACCTTATCAGTAGAATTACCGCAAAGAAGTCTATGATTGCCCAAGATCCATAGATCGCCAGTATTACATATGGCATCTTTTACCTCCGGTATTTCATCAGCATCCTTATCGGCATATTTATCAGCAGGTTCAATCTCAAAATCCTTAATACCCAGTAGATCAATATCGATTGGGCCAATATCTGCCAGATCCTTATTAATCGATGCTAGATCTAACTCAGCCCAGCTTGCGATGGAATTTTCTGAAACCATCGCAGCATACTCTTGATCCGAAGACTCAAAGTCCTGATAAATAACTGGCAATTTAGTTAGGCCAAGTTTAATTGCCGCCAAAAGACGCCCATGCCCAGACACGAGATACCCAGATTGATTTGAAATAATCAATGGGGAGCGGAATCCCTGATAAGATATTATTTTGGCCAATCGATCTATTTGATCTGGAGGATGTAGGTTTCGATTGCTCGGATTGGGCCTAATTTCAGACAAGTCGACTAGCGATATTTCTTTTGACCTTAGTGGTACGTCCATTTTTGTATTGTCCATTCGTCAATTGGTTAAGAGATCTTATTACAGTTGGGATGCATAAACATGTTAATTCAGAAATTTTTTCAATAGATAAACCATCCCGCCAAAGATTTAAAATTATAATCGCTACTTGCCTGATAACTTTTCTGGACGGATGTAATTCACCACGAAACCGCCCAAAGTCTATTTTTAAAACATCTCTAGCGTGGCGGACATTTTCAAGTTGAGTGCACCATTCCAGATTTTCTGGTCTATTATCATTTTTGATTCCATTTTTATGGTTAATAAATGGTTTTTTATGCGGATTTGGAACCCATACGTCTGCAATTAATCTATGAGCCAAATAACTTGTTCGTCCGACACTTAATTGCATGTAGCCAAGCCGAGTCTTCCAGAGGGCACGCTTTTTACCCGTTTTTACTGAATAGATTTCACCGTCTTTAGAAATATTTAGTGGATAAATTGGGTGTCGCTTCATATCGTCCTAAGCCCGCTCTTATTTGGTGGCAGTTCCCGTTCAAACTCATCGTTTTCAGTTCTTTTAGTAACCCTTGGCTTAAGTGTGTCACGTGGAACACTCGGCTTCTCATCAAACTCAGGCATGGGGATTTTTAGCTCTCTAGTAAGATGTGTCATGAACTTCGATTGCTTCTTAGCCAAAGTATTTAACTGAGCCTCAATGGTTTTTGTTATCTTGGATATTTTCCAATGAGTTATACCAACTACAATAAGAATGATTGTATTTATCAATAAGGTCATAATCTCTTAAATCCCTCCATAGGCATACGTCCTTCAAGCTTAGCTGTCTCAAATGTATAAGATGCATCTTGAAATGAAGACTGAATAATTCTCTCAAGTGGAATATGAGAATAGTTCATAAACCACGATCGATTGAATAGAAGTCCTGCCTTAATACATTCTTGCTGAAACAATGCGAAATCTTCTTTAGCCGCCTGAAAATATCCTCTGGTGCCATAGCCGACGAGCTTTATTTTCTTAGGAATGATTTCGGAAATCTTCTTTTGAATTCGTTTTGCATCCTGACACATCTGAATAAGTGAGTTGTTTTTAATAAACCGCATCGTAGCAATATGAGCTGCTAGTGGAATGCACTCTCCCGCAAATGTAGAGGATATAAAGAATGGCGTTTCATGCATGAGATGTTTTTTCCCCACGATACCAGAGAGAGAAAATCCATTCGCAATTCCTTTTCCAACACACACAAGATCGGGTTTAATTACTCTAGAAATGAATCCGTGTTCATTTCTCATTCCGCAGACTATTTCATCGAAGATAAGTAAAGCCCTAGCGTCCTCGCAGGCTTTCTTTAATTTAAATAGTTTTTGAGTATTAGCCTCTGAATCATCGAGAAGTATTGGCTCAATAATGACGGCAGCAGCATCGATTAGTTTATCGGAGTGAATTATTTCATCGATAGTATCGTATTTTTTAAAGTAAAAATGATCCTCAATCCCATAATGAGTATTCTCCATTGAACACCACTGAGGATGGTGCCCATGATATCCGGTGGATAGAACCCACTGCCTTCCGGTTGCTGCTCTGGCAATAGTAGTCGCACCAGTAGTAGCTTCAGCTCCGGTTTTTAAATACTTCACTGCATCGTAACTAGAAAGGAACTCATCGAGGAGAAATTCTGCGGCTTCAACCTCAATCGGAGAAGACATGGTAAACAAATTCCCCTTAGTAAGTTGTTTTTGAACGGCCTCAGATATTAATGGATGATTATGACCAATGGAGATAGCACCCAGAGCACAAGATAGATCGATATACTTCTCTCTCACATGACTCGTACAATAAGGCCCATCTGCCGATTCAATATGAGTAGGAGCATTCTCAGAAAATGAGGAGTGCATCTTACTGTTGGTAAGCGCCCCTTGAGAAATATACTGAAGTTGTTTATTTGCTAGATCCAAAAGCATTCTCCTAAATAGTTTTTAACTCTAAAGTAATCTTCTGTCGTATCGATACTTAACTTAGGAACCTCATGGAACTTATTCTTCTTAGGCCAATAAAGCTTATGAGCGAATATTTTATCTGTATTGTTAAGAGGCCAAGTAACATGCTCAATAGTTTCTTTGCTTTTATTTTCTAATGCAAATGCGATTAACTTTTTTAAAATGTCAGGTGTAAATATTTCAACGTCCGTTCCATCAAACCAATCTTCTGGTGTTTTTAATGCCCCATAATCAAACTTAAATTGAATGACGTCTTTAATCATTTTTACAGCCTCTTCGGTGACGATAAGAGGACAATCACTGGTGACTCTTATGATATAATCAAAATTTCCCCATTTTTGAAAATTATCATACCGCTTAAGGACGTTATCCTCTGGGCCAGTAAGAAGACTTATTCCGTGATTAGCGGCTACGTGCTCGAATATTTGATTTTGTAGGACTGGAACTAAAAGCCCTATTGCAACGAATTGATCTGCAAGGAGGGCCTGCATTTCTGCACACCTCTCAAGGCAAAAATCCAATACTGTTTTACCAGGAGTAAGCTCATGGAATACCTTATTAGGAAACCGTTTTGAGCTGATCCTGCTTTGAAGTCCTATTCCAATTCTCATAATCCTGCTGCCATTTTTTTGCTTTTTGAAACCAATTAAAAGCGGTGGATATATCCACTAAGGGGGCGTTATCCATCCACGCCTCAATCATGGTGATATAACTAGAATGTACTTCATCTAGAAAGAGAGATCTTCCATTAAGCATGCATCGCCAAAGGGGACTTTCGTCATGATAACTAAAAGTAGAATTAGCGAGACCTATTAATTGAAAGAGATTGCACCATAATTCTTCTTTGCCTGAATCGTAATAATTATAAAATGTATGTCCGCCAGTGCCGTTAATGAACTTATAGTTACAAACCATCTGCATTTTACATTGATTAGAATTCGCTAGCGCCCATTTGTAGTCTTCTTCTCTATCAAACATGGGTTTTTCAATGAGAAAATTATCATAACCGGCTTCCATCATATTTTCGACTACGACCGTATGAGAACGAGATGGGGTGCAAATGAGAGCGCGCTTAGCTCCATTCCTAGGATACGCTTCTTGATAATCAATCCCATCAAAACTAACGCCTAAGAATTTTAATATGGCAGAGTATCTTCTACCCATTGAGCCTTTACATCCAACGATTGTGACGTCAGGCATGGTCAATCATCCATTTAATTTCATCGTCACAAAATCTTTGAGCGGTATCTGAGTTCATTTGTCCAAGATCTTCATGAAGTTTTTCTCTTGGATCTCTAAGGCCAACAATTTTAATTCCAGCGGGGGAGTCATATTTTCTATTTATTAAGTCAGCGACTTTAACCATCTCAATGGACTTCATATTAGGGATCATAGTTCCACTTGTATTATTAAATAGAGACTTTAAAACAAATTCAGCGGCATCTGATTTAGTAATAAAAAACCGAGTCATTCTAGAGTCGGTGATTGGCAGTGGTTTTTTTTCTTTAGCGAGTTCTCGCCATCTTTCAATGACCGATCCTCTTGATCCCCAGACGTTACCGTACGCGCAGACTCCAAATAGTGTATTTTTTTGGAAGGAGTTGAACCAGAGCCAGAGGTGTGAGGCGGCGAGTTTCGACACACCGTATGAATTAATGGGTTGAAATGATTTATCGGTTGAGACGAAAATAGAAGATTGTAAATTGTTTTTAAGCGCTGCTTTAGCAACGTTTTTCGTACCAAAGATATTGGTTTCATAACCCTCCTCTACGTCTAACTCAAATCTTTCAATTTGTTTAAGAGCGGCCATGTGAATGACATATTTAGAATGAGTTAATGCAAACTCCATTCGCTCTTTATTTCGAATATCTCCGAGAAAGCATTGAAGTTCAATTTCACCAGAGTATTCACGCTCAAGATCAGCTTGTTTAATCTCGCATCGAGAGATCACTCTGATTCGAGTAATTCCATTTTCTTTAAGTATTTTTTGATGATTGAGGACGGCTTTAGAAAGTGAACCAGTCCCACCCACCAGGACTAGAGTGCTCAGATTTTAGTCCCTCTTCTAAAGAATTGTTTTTCATCGACTCTGAAGAAATATTCTGAGTCATCTAATTTTCTTAATATAAAGACGCCTTCTCCGTCTCGAGAGGCTTCTTGTAGGACCCGCTTAATCTCTTGCATAGCTTTGTCTTGCTGTAACTTTAGTTCTACTTTGTTAAGTGCTGATTTCATTAACAAATACGCAATAAATGAGCTTATAACGACTGATGCTGTAACCAATGTTATGGGGTTCATGGGTGAAGATTAAGGCCCCCAATTATTGAAATCAACCTAATTTAGGGTATTACTTTAATAAAAGAATTATGGTATAACTGAAAATATGGATAAGGTTAACATTACAGAGACGGCGTTTTATAAATACCTAAAACAGCTCCCTCAAAAGGATCGTCAAGATCACCTTATAGAATGTTGGAAGGCTAACGGGGATTTGTTCTATGAGTTAGCTAACTACTACGATTCTTGGAACCCGCGTGCTTTGGCAGCAATCATTGAAAAGGATAATTCATGAAAAATGTAGACAGAAATGGTGACGTAATTTCTATGGAAAAAAAGAAAAGCCTATTTGATAGATGTAAATCAATAGACGTCTCTAAAGTCGTAAAGAAAAACTACAATGGAACCAATTACATCTCATGGGCAGATGCGTGGACCCTATTAAAAGAGAATTTTCCAGACGCTACCTATGAAGTCACCTATTTCGATAACGTCCCTTATTTAAAAACACCCATTGGATTTTGGGTTGGCACAAGTGTGACGGTCGAAGGAACTACGATTAAACAAATACTTCCTATTATGGATAATAAATTTAATTCCATGACGGCACCATCGAGTAGAGACGTAAATGACAATATTCAAAGATGCCTGGTTAAAAACATTGCCATGTTTGGCCTCGGACTATCAGTTTATCAAGGGGATGATATTTATAACGATCATGAAGCTGAAAAACCTAAACATTTAGAAAAGTGCACTAAACAGCAATCTAAAATGATCTTTGCAAAAACGATGGCTATGGGCTGGGACGTTTTAGATCTTGATAGTTACTGCGTTTCAAGAGGATGGGCCAACACAGATGATATTCCTTACTCTGAAATCAATAACGTAATTCGAGAGATTGATAAAATAGGTAAAAAGAAAGATTTCTTACCAAGTCATTTAGATGAGTTTCAAAAATTAATTAAGGCGGAGGCGTAACATGGGACGATTTGAATCTATTATATTTAACATCAATATTTTTATTATTATTTCATTCTTAGCGATGCATCTTGTGGGATGTGGGGATTCAGATGGGATTGAACCATATTATCCTCAGACTCCAACAGGTATGACATTCACTGAGGATGATTTAGAATCCATGATTAGTGACTATCGAGATCAATGTAAATCTCAAGCGGATAAAACAGCGGCATCTTTTAAAGCAGTATGCGAAATAAATTATGGGGACCTAGATCCTGATTATTGTACGGCACGAGCGAATGAAGAAATCACAAAGCAGTTAAATCGATATGATGCTCAGGCTTCTTTTTTCAAATCTGGATTTTTAAATTGCACCTACGAAACAGAGCAGTGTGTAAGAAATCTCGACTTACAATTATCTTCTCTTATGATTCATTGTGGTTCATATTCTTTTTAATATGAAACGCGGACGCCCCAAATCACCATGTAAGAAGGTCAAGTCAGCTTTCTCCATTTCGAAGGAAGCTTTTAAGCTGCTGCTGACGGTGAAGAATCGCTCTCAGCTGGTGGAACAACTAATTTTGAAGCACTTCCGTCTGCGCGCTTAGCAATTTCTTGATTTACAATATTAACTGATCTTTGAAGGGTTTGAATCTCCGCGGCTACGTCATAGACGATAGCTTTAAGATCGTTAGTACTCATTTTTGGTAGGTCTTCTAGTGTAACTTTTTTTTCCATAGTTATACTATAAATCTGATTTTAGGCTTGTCAGCAATCCCTAATCGGTTTTTTTGAATAAATAGGCCGATCATCAAAGCCTTCGGCTATGCGCTTTGAGTCAACTGGGCTACCAAGGATATCTGAAACTATAGCGTCATTCACTTCAAGCCTGGCTTCACTTAGTTCAGTTCTTTTTTCTATTCGAACCATAAATTCTTCAATTTTAGAGATTATTTTAACGAGGCGCCAAACGAATGAAACTAAAACAGCGAGTAATCCGATAGCTGCCCAAGAGATAATGTCATTTAAAATGCTATCGAAGTTAACCATTACTCTACCCCAACGTCTCTAGCCTTTTGGATAAGTTCAATTATTTTTTGTTTTTTTAATTGAAGCTCTTGAAGAGATGCTTGCACTCGATCAATCTGCCCGTTAACTAAATCCTTCTCTGCTTTAAGAGCCTGAATGGTATATCTTTGAACTTTTACAATGGGCTCAGAGATTTGGATTTCTTCGTTAGATATTTTTTCTACTGTTTCAGCCATAAATTACTCCACATAAACGGTGATATGGTGCCTTACGTTTGTAGGGTTTGTAACCCAGGCGGGTGTGGTCCATTTAATTTCAAAATAATCCCCTGCGGTTACTGATATCGAAAGACCTGTATTTGAAAAAACTGCTGACACTGCACTATGAGTAACGGCGGATGAAATGGTTGTATCTGTCGTGTCGTTTAATCTAAATGCCATAGTAGAGGACTCGCCTGAAGCAAGAGTTCCCGCGACCATAGCAAAAATGTAAATAGCTTTTACGGTTCCGGTCTTTGCAATATAAACACGTTGAATTGCGTTTGTTGTAGCTACGGATACAGTTAAAGAAGATCCAATATAATAAACTGTAGAATCTGCAGGGGCGGCAGTCGTATGATTGTATGCTATATAAATCATTCCAGTATTAGCGACCCATTCAGGAGCGGTCGCACCGGAATTCATCGCTAGGACTTGACCCGCAGTGCCTTTGGCTAATCGGACGTTATCCGTTCCGTTATGATAAATTAAATCGCCTTGAGTAGTAGTTGGAGCTAATGCATCAAAAGCATTCGTTTGAGAAGTTTGCCCGGTTCCGCCATTAGCAATGGGAAGGGCTCCAGTGACTCCGTTCGTTAAATCAATTTGAGCCCAAGCTGGATTATTTGAGGTGCCAGTATTTGATAGATATCGAGTAGCTGTAGTATTTTTAGCTAATCTTGAATAAACACTCGCCGCTGAAGCATAAATAATATCGCCTTGAACACCCGCACCCGAAACTAATGGAACGCTATATCTAGTTGTAGACGGACTAAAGAATAAATCAGTGCCGTCATATTCCATGGCTCCAGCAATTGCGACTGAAAGAACCGTTCCAGAGGTGAAAACCAGTGGAGCCGTTCCAGCGGTTGCAGTTCCAGCGGCTAGAGTAATGTAAGTGGGACTTAATCGATTCGTTGAATAAGTGAATGCAGCTAAGTCGGTTAAGCGTCCGTTAGTGGTAGCAAATGGAACTCGGCCTGAGGTTAGACCTCCAACACCAGAATCAACCATAGGGATTCTGTATCTAGTAGTGCTTGGTGAGAATGTTAAATTTTCAGCAGTCGCACTATGCCATTCTATCTGACCTGCAGTAGCAGCGGTGGTATAAGATCCAGTCGTTAATTTTATTGGAGCCGTGTTAGCAGTAGTTGTCCCGGCTGCGATATGAAGTTGAGCTGTAATACTCGCAGGTGCAATTCCAATTCCAATTAAGGATCTTGTAGTATTACTGTGAATTACAAATGCATTATCAAAAAATCCTGATGGTCTTGTGACAAACTTCCAATAATAAGCTGAGCCTGTTTTTTCATTAACAAAAGATCCGGTTCTTTGATCTCCGACGATATCGACATCGAAGGCATCGAATTCAAATACGCGACCGCCTGAAGCTGGTGCACTTGAAGATCCGCCAACGGCCATTAATCCATAAGCACCAGAAGCATCGTCAGAAAGAATCCAAAGAGTTCTAGAGGAGGTTGCCGAAACACCCTTAAGGTATCCTCTGGTAATAAATCCGCCATCTCCATAGCCATTAATAACGATAGCGTCAGTGGTATTAGTTCCCGTTACAGAGAGTTTTTTATTTGTATCGTCCCAGCTTAAGTAAGTGGAATCAGTTCTAACAAGACCAGAAGTGCTCGCATAAAGAACTCCTGTAGTAGTTAAGTCACTGAGTGTTGCAGAGCCTCCGTAGTAATCACCGGTTGTAGTGATATCCCAATTCCCATTAATAAAATTCATGTTTGCAGTAATATCAATTTGAGGATTATCAATATCTATTGTGCTGTAGGCATGAAATACAGTTCGACCGCCTTCTTGATCCTGTAATTGCAACATTGGGACAGTGCCAGAGTCATAAGCTGAAGTGGTAATAAGCATTCCACCGTCAGTAAGACCTCCAGCTGTAATACGAGCGGCATAAGCATTAGAAAGAGAATAAATATCTAGTGGATAGGATGGAGAGGTTGCGATACCTAATGAAGTTCCAGCGTAAATAGTTCTTACGCGGTGAGTGGCATCGCCTATATCACGAGTATTGTCATAGCCAAATAAAACATGAGTATAAAAATAGGAGTTATTGGCATCATAAACTTCAAATAATGGATTACCTCCGCCGTCACTAGCTACATTTAGAACTTTATTAGCGCCACTATCTGTTGCGCCAACGATTGATAGGGTTCCGGGGGAGTTAGTCCAAGTAAATTGAGTATTATTTTCACTAAGAGTGGTTGCTCCCATGAAAATTACAGAGTTTGTAGTAAATGAAGTGGCTCCGGTTCCACCGCTTCCAACAGGTAGGGTTCCAGAGACGTGAGTAGTTAGTCCTATTTTTCCCCATGAGGGTGCAGTGTTCACGCCGCCAGAAATAAGAGCATTACCGGTCGCTATATCTGCAAGCTTCGCCAGTGTAGTTGTTGTATTAGCGTAAAGAATATCTCCAACAGCATAAGAAGAAAAACCAGTTCCACCTTCTGTCGCCGGAAGTGCATTTAATAAATCTAAGTTATCAACGCTTAAGACATTAGTTGAATTATTGTAAGTAAATGCGGCTTCGTTAGCGATATTACCGGAGCTATCTAAATATAAAACACCACCAGAAGCGGTTGCAGTGATATCTAAACAGCCCCCTGAGAATCTTCTTACTCTGCCCATTAATCAGCCCTAGGGAATACTACAGTAATTGTACCGGCTACTGTAGCGGCGGTATCGAATCCAACTCGAATGTAAGGAATACCCCCAGCAAAAGGGACTTCATAGAGTCCTGCCGTGGATGCCGTTACAACGCATTCATATGGCTGTTGGCAAACATAGTCATAGTAATTTGCGGTTCTAGCTGAAGTAGAAGAATTATGAGTTCCCTGAAGGGTGAAATTTATCACTCCTGAGGTAAATTTAGAGGCTACGGCACTGATATTGAATAAAATTTGGTCGTGGTAGCCGATATAGACGGTTGAGGTTCCAGAAGCACCCGCAGAGTACGGCAGGTCTATAAACTGTACATAATCCATCTAGGTAATAGTCTAACATTCAATCAGTTTCTTCAATAATAAGATCAGACCTTCTGGGATAACCAAATTCGAAGGTTATCGGGAGGTTATATTTTTTTACAAATGACGCAATTCCTATGAAATGTCTCTCTTGATGGTGCTTTCTACAGAGTGGTTGCAGATTAGTTGGTTTATTTGAACCCCCAGCACCTCTGGTTTGTATGTGGTCCCATTCTGATCGAGAATCTCTGCAAATCCAACAGGGAGGAGGTGGTGGTAATTTAGTTTTCTGTTTCAAATTTATCGATATTGATTTTTATATGAGACTTTCGAAGGAAATCAACACGTCTTTTAAGGTCATCAATGAGTGATTCATATTTTTGAACTAATTTCTCGTTTTCAACTAATTTATTTTCAGCATCTTTAATTATTTTTTGCCAATGCCGATCTAAGTCAGCATCAGAAGATAAAAGATTTTCTTCGTTAACTATATTCATAATTTTTAATTTCATTTAATTTGTTATTCACCGTGGTGTGGCCTCATAACTATTCGGCCATACTACTACTTCAGACTTCGTCTTTTTAAAACAACTAACAAATCTTTTTTCTTCTTAATAAAAGTTCCTCGCGACATATATCTCCAATATCGTTTGAATTAATACACTCGAAAAGATGTGTTTTATCCATTTTTGAACAATCAATTCCAAATAGAATATAAATCCTATTTTTTAAAAAAATAATTTCAGCATCATTTGGCGCAGCGACTGATTGAGTTATATTCAATTTTTTCGGATCAGATTTTACCATCTTAAAAAATTTTGTATTATTATTCATTCGCTTTTTAATCATGTATGGAGATAAAGACTTTTTAAATTTCTTCATTTTTGAACCCTCGCGGACACACTTCGGGCTTTGCCCTGCAAATTTTAAAAACTTGCTCGGATAAAGTCCGATTATGCGTATTTATTTGAACCCTCGGATGAGTTAACCTGCCCATCACAGTCACACAAAATCACTGACATACTTCTGCATGTTGAGCCTCTTCAGCTCTCCTAGAACACAGGTGACTATTCCCGGTCCTATGGGTAGTCCAACTCTCACGACCAATTCCGTCTCCGGGTAGCAGCCTCGTTTCCTTTCGGATACCCCGCGTTTCCTGCTACGACCCCACCCAATTCGCATATGTCTTCGGTCCTATTCGGACTGCGCTTACCCTGGGGTGCTTACAAAGGGATTTAACTTTTAAGTCTCCCGATTTTTTTGCTGCGATTTCTGAAATATCTGTTAAGTTGATTTCAGATTTTGTCGCAGAAATCTTAATAGCCCGAAGTTATAAACGTTGTAAAATGTTTTTATCTTCGGGCTGTCTTTTTATTTACAATTATACCGACTGAATATATTGCTTTTCAAAGATAAGGGCCCCTCGCTAAAAAATCATATAGCCGATATGCCTGATCAATGGGGGGTCCTTGTTTAAGCCTTTAGAAAAAGATATTGAGCGTCAAATTTGTGACTACTTAGCTGCTAAAGGCTACTTCTTTTGGAAGCAGGCAAACTCAGGATACTTCGATGGTCGTACGAAGAGATTTAGAAGGCATACCTCGCCTTATTGCATCAGAGGCGTCTCAGACATCATTTTAATTTCAAATGGGAGATTTATCGGAATTGAAGTGAAAAGCGAACGTGGGCGCCTTTCCGAGCATCAAGAAGCCTTTAGAGATCAGGTCGTTAAAGCCGGTGGATTGTATTTACTTTGTCGAAGTCTCGATGATTTAGTCATAGGCCTTGAGTCTACATAATAGCGTAAACTTTCGTTACTCCAATAAATCGAGCCAGACTAAACGAAATATTCTTTAGTCGGGTTTATTTTATTTATTATTTGAGCATTTTAGGTATAACGCAAACATCGTTTCAAAAACTAACAACTAGGAGGCTATATGAAATACCTTTTCTCATTATTATTTTTATTATCAACCAACGTATTCGCTCTTGAACCAAGACCCATTAGCATTGTCATGGTCGGCGATCTTGAACTAGGGCGCATCGGCTATGTCACCGCTCTTCAAGGTGTAAATGAAGGCCTACTATTTGAGTGGAGTGAAGATTTAATTAACTGGAATTTTCTAGCTAACATTTCCCCCTACATCGTTGAACAGTATTGGAGTGTAGCAATTCCTGGTAATTGGCTATCGGGGAGATTCTTTGTAAGAGTTAACGGATACTTTGATAATCAATTTCAACCTGCCGCATCTAAGCCCTCTGGTAATAGATATTATCTCTCTTGGCCTGCAGTAAAAATTAAAGTCGAAAGAAAAACAAACCAACCCCCAATGCCCCCACTCCCTCCCGGCATGAAAGAAAATATAATTAAACTCTCCCCCACTAAAAGCTTAAAACAATTAAGAAATGTTGAGACAAAAAAAGGTGCTCAAAGATTAATTGAGAAATAATTTAAGCTGCGGCGGCGTGGAAGGACACGCAAGTAGAGTGTGGGGTGAGGCATAAGGTTGGCATCTTAAAAGTAATCCCCGGCTTAAAAGAAGGTTGGTGTGCCAAGAAAAGAGAATGATCCTAGCGTTCGTTGGAACTACTCCAATACAGGGGATCAGCCACTTTCAGTCGGTATCAAGCCCGGCGCGCAGCTAATTTTTTAGAGATGAGATGAAATCAGCACTACAGAAGGAGGGCTAGTGAGGGGAGTCAAAGGAACCACAAATTGCAAACCGAATTGGAATATAGAATATATCTATGGAGTTTGGAGTAAGTTTGGTTTTGGTGTTATGAGGGTTGCCACGTGTAAAAAATGTAAGCGCTCCGAATATGTTTCGTTCGTGGGAGATGACCCCGAAGTTGATATGGTAGGATGGGCAAATCCAAACTTTAAAACCGATAGCCACGCGAATGGTGATGTGCCCCCGCAAGTTAAGGAGAAGGAATGATTAGAACTTTTTTATTTTCTATCTGCCTAATAGGATGTTTAGACAATAACCAATGCTCCATTTGGGACGACACTGAAGCAATTAAAAATATCCACGATTTCGTATGTGAAGATCTCAACTCAAGTCCTGTCAGAAGAAGATGCGAAAACGATGAATCAATATGCTATTGGGATAATTTTCCAAATATGTCATGTATAAAAAAGACTCCCAAGTATGGATTAAGAATGAAGAACTCTTGAAATGGCTGGGACATAAAGAAGCCGTTGGTCTTCATGAAGGGCACGATTTGAGGATTGTTCACGAACAAATGGACTTACCTTGGGAGGCTTCCAAGTGACCCTCCTCCTCGCCATACTTATTCATACTGACGAACTCCCTGATTTAAAATTCAGGATGAAAGAGGCTGCTAAACGATTAAAAGTAGAGCAGACAAAAGAAGTCCCATTCCTTAGTAAAGAATGCACTGTGGCACTTCTAAAGCTTAAAAAGAGGCGTAAATAGGATTGTGATTTATACTATAAACATGGCAACATTCGCATAAGGGGAAAATATGAAATCACTAATATCAATTTTATTATTCGGGCTACTAACTCAAACTACTTTCGCTGCTATCAGCAAAAAGGATTGTAAAAAAGCGTGTGAGACATGCATGAAATGCTCACCAGCGCCAACAGTTCTTCCAACGCCTAAACCACCCGTATCAAGCTTAGATCTTAAACTTTTATCTTTGTCGCCAAGCGGTGGAACCATAAAAGTAACTCCTTCACCCGTTCCAAGTTCCACTAAATTTTTATTCGGCAATCCAAAGATTTCAATGATTGCCAATGAGCCCGCACACGTCAAAATTACCGCAGAGATTGGAAAAGTTGATCCTGTAACTCATCAACTTCTAACCCCTACACTTAAATCAAGTGCTGGATTTCAAGCACTAGCTGCAGGCATTGAAACTGCAGGTAATATATCTCCAACCATCCCAGTGTCTCATGGTGTAAACGTTACTTATAAAATTACCATGTGCGTTGTAGCGGTTGATATTAATTCGCCCACTAAAGCAGAGATTCCAGAATCGAATCTCGGCAACAACTGCTTATCCGGCGAATACCTAATTGTAGACTGAGGAATATATGAAATTAAACGAACTCGCCTCACTGGTAGCTAAAAAAGAAGGCAAAAAGAAGCAGGTCTTAATTGGAGATATCCGAGAAGTAATTGGAATTTTCTCTGAACTCATTGTTCAAGATCCTTCTGTTTTGGAACTTCTGATTAAAAACGGAAAGCGAAGACTAAAAATCAAATGAAATTAGCGGAAGAGGATAAACAATTTGCGGAGCTTCTCTTGGAATACAGAGAACTCCGCCGCCGCTACGATAAAATGGCGAGCTATCTGAGACTTATCCTCGAAGATTATGATGCCGATATTATAAAACCAGAATTCAAAGACGAATTCATGGGAACTGACTGCTAATCACTCGATCATTTTAAGATTCATTATATCTTCATAATTAACTGCAAAATATCCATCAGGACAATTCACATCCTCATGCTTAAGAGTTGTGTGCTTTTCAATATACTTTGCACCCGATTGAATCGCCTTTATAGTCTGGCGAATACCAAGGCTATGATCAGAAAAACCATTAAATCTCGGAAATATTCCATCGAAAGCAATCTCATACCTCACCGGATACTCAGGGATACAGTAGAGTTTAATAATATCTCCAAATAAATCCCGATCCGTCATCACGTCACATGAGACTATGGGCTTAATTCCATGTCCAATTGCTGCTTCAATCCAGGTCTTTTGATGCTTATTAGAATATGAAAATTTAATGTACTTAGGTTTTTGAGATAATAAAAAAGCTAAAGCATCAGCGTTAAACACAGATGCGGTCAATTCTATCCCTTTTTCATCCGCCTTTTTTTGCAAAATAGGCCACCATTCTAGAGGGAGTTCTATGTTTCCACCCGTGTAATTGGGAGGATTACTAAAAAGTTGAAACTTAATAATTTGAGCCCCTGATCTAGCGGCAAGTTCTATATGCTCGAGGGCATATTCAAGTTTACCCATATGAGTAGAGCCAGGATCGACAATGATTATAGCCATTTCAAAAACCTCCTAAATTCTCTGTCAGGTTCTATTTCTTTAAAGCCCAATCGGTGGTGAATCTTTAACGAGGGAATATTGTCTTCATGGCACTCCCCTAAGATATGAAATCGATCCGGTAAAATGGTTCTCAGTTTAGTCATCGCTAACTGAAGCATTAGGGTGCCAAGGCCAAAAGGTTTATTCGTTTCAAATGGATTTAAATAGAACGACCACCGATAGGTATTCAATAACTCTATACTATCGATTGGCTCAAATTTAATAAACCCATAAGGAGAATTGTCTAAATAAAATACCCATCTAAAGGATTTTTCTCCCTTTAAAAACCATTCCCAATGATCATCCATAGTGATCTCACCGGCACTCCACTTCGCTACTTCTTTATGATTTCGCCAGTGAAATATCATTTCTAAGTCTCTAATTTGTATGGGTAGCAATGAAACTTGCATTGTTTTTGGTCATACCATGGGTTTTAATAAAGTGAAATGGGGGATAAGTCTAAGTTAGACGATTCGGTTAATCTTTGGATGCTTCAGTCAGACGAGAAATCTATAAGAGAAATTAGAAAGTTTTTTGGTCTCCCAGAACTCAGTGAAAAATTAGTAAATTGTAAGACTTGTGAGAGACGGTTTTTAAGTCAATTTGCCGGAACTCGACAGGTCACCTTCATTTGCAGAAGATGCAAAGAACACTAACGCTTTCGTTTGCAGTAACTAATTAAGACATCAAAGTCAGTATAGGGAATGCAAATGAGCTTATCGGACTCTGGTTGCTCTGGAACTAATACAAACTCTTTACCGTTATGATCCACACAATGAAATTTACGACTGGGTTGATTATAAATACATGAAGTAATTGCAGGCATATGCCCGCAACCAAAACTAAAGGCCGCGCAAAGTATCAGCGAGCTTTTTAGCAGCGTTTTTAAAATCTTCATCTGTCTTTGCATCCCTTATAGCTTGCATGGCCTCAGTTTTTTCAGCAAACCAACGCTCCTCTTGAGCTTTTTTAAACCAGCCCAATAGCTCTTGAACCGCTTTTAGGAGCGCCGGAATTGCCGCAATAGCCGATAGAATACTTGTGAACATCTCTTAAGCAACAGGAGCATCGTCAATGAGAGCGTCAATCGCCTTAGCCCGCGCATCCACATCCGCCAGTAAAGCAACCTTAGCCGCAATGACCGCATCCTTGCTCGCGACCATTTCTTGTAGCTCAAGAATTTTTTTTTCCAACTCTACTACATTAGGTTCTTCTGGAAGTGCATCTACTGCAGCCTTCACAGCATCTAATGATAAAAGAATTTCTGCTTTTTTAAGTTCTAACAATGCTTGTAAGTCTGATTTTGCCGACATATTTTTCCCCTTTATTCGATTACGATTTTGCCCTTAGTAATTAATCTTAAACCAACCCCGAGTGCTCCAATCCCAGCGAGCACAACATCAGAATGAGATGCAACCCACTCATGAACTTGAGGTACAAATCCCAATGAAGCTAATACACCTAAAATACCAACTGCTGCATTGAACAGTACCGTTTTGCTTTTCCATAAAGCTTTTGTTTCCATATTTAATTCCCCTTTCGTTTATTGTAATAGAATGTAAACTTTTGAACATAGTCAGCTGGCCATTTGTTCATATCTTTTAAAACCCCTGGCCCTGCATTATACATCGCGGCAAGCTGCGTTACGTTTTGAGGTCCATACGCATGTAATGAATTAAGTTTTTCTACAACGTATGGAAGGCTAATGATAGATGACCATAAATCCACTGGTGAAGAGTTCTCTGGATATCCTAACTCTCTAGCAACTATCCATAATATCTGATGTGATCCATAACTCATCGCGCAAAGATCACCATATTTCTTATGACCTTCTTGTAATAACTTACTTCTTTTATATGAAAGCGAGCTTCTAGAATATCCAAGCTCAAATCTAGGTACATTATTTGCACCAAAACTAGTTTCAATGTCTGAAATAGCACACAAAAATGCAAATGGATCTTCACCCGGGAATAATCTTAATTCACCAGAATGATATCTATAAATGTTCTCTAACTCTGCCTTCGAATGAATTCCACAGTGTAGAGAAGATGTATTAAATGAAACATATGGCGAGAAATAGGTCATGCAAGTGAATAAATAAATGTAAACGGGTTCCATCCACTAGCGGTACCGCTAGTGAATGTAGCCCCAGTATTCGATTCTCTATATATATCTATTCTTCCCAATGTAGTTGCTTGAACTACATTCATTATGTTGCTAGTCCCACTATTTAATAGATTTGACGCAATAGCCTGCTGAGGGGTATCGCTAGAAGGCGTAATTGATGAAGGAAGCGTACTGGTTGTAGTTCTAAATGATGCAGATGTGGCCCCAGCCGTTATTGTAATAATAGGGAATCTTAAATATACAACATTGTATTTTCTTGAATAAGTTAATGTATATGAGGTACTACTACCACCAGCTCCAGCTCCTAAATTAAAGTTAGCCGTAAAAGAACCGTATTCCTCATCATAATGAGAAATCCATCTAGATGATCCAGAGTCATAAGTTAATCTTGCAATCCCATTTGCAGGTATAATTGCAGCAAGTGCAGATGCAATCGTAATTCTATCAGCCGCAGTAGCCGACCCACTCTCATGTGATATGGTTACATTCGCAGACGATACGTTATGAATCACCAAATGCTGCCCATCCACCCCTGCTGCAATTCCATTGATCGTAGTAGTAGTAGATCCAGTCATTCTAATAACGCCGGTAGCTGAGCTTAATTGATTAATAGTAGCAGACGTCGCAACATCTGATTTCGCAGTTGAAACAAACTTAGTTAAATTTAAACTTCCATTAACAGCATGCGCTTGAGTTCCGGCAGAAGTTCCAAGCGTCCATTTACCCGAAGGCGTAATCGATCCTCTAATATTAGTTCCAATTGTAGTTGAGTTACCAAAAACAAGTGCATTACTTGATGCCGTATCAACGCCTATATGGAATTGCTCTCCAGCAGTTTGAGATAAAACGTATCCAATATTCCCAGGTGTTACTGCGTGAGTACTTCTAACTAAAATTCTAGAAATTGTACCAGAGCCAGAAGAATCAACTGCAGTAGCTTGATGGCTTGTAGTAGTTACAGTTAGTAAACCGTTTAATGTATGTGATTCACCAGCAACGCCCGCAGTTATTGCTCCAGCATTTGTAATTCCAAAAGTTGAAACATCTGAAACGTTAGTTAATGAAAAACCAGATGTACCACCTCGTATTGTAAAAACGTTTGAGCTAACAAAAAGCGTATTATTAGCAGCTGAGCCACCGCCTATAGCTAAAGATCCAGCAAAATAACCATTTTTAGGCCTCGTCGCTCCTGACGCTCCAATGTCATAAGTATTGTCAGTAAAAATAAGATTACTTCCTATAGTAGCATTAACTACAAGTGAATCTGCGGCAGCATTACCAAGAGTATTATTCCCAGTAGTTGTTAAGCTTGTGCATGTTAGCGTTGCTATTGCTAAGTCTTTAGCTCCATCTGTTAGAGCGTTAATAATATCCGTAAAGTTTTGATTCACTTTTGAAGATAATATTGTAGTCGAGGCTGTAAATGTATTTGTTACGCTAGGAGTACTCATAGATTATTTCCTTTTTAACTTTCTTTTAGCCGCCTCTTTTTGAATAGAATAAGCAATCGCAACGGCCTGCTTAGGATCTTTACCCTCTTTAATTAACATTCTGATATTGGCAGCTCTAGATTGAGCAGACTTACCTTTTTTCAGCGGCATTATTTAGCCCTCGGAGTAATTTTTGATGGTTCTTTAAATTCTATCGTTTGATCTTTTGTTCCAAGTGGTTTTGGTAGATTTGCTGCTGGAGCCACTTGTCCGATAGCATTAGCCCACTCTTTTTTTAAATGAACAGCATTCAAAAACTTTTGATAAGTATCATCTCCAAACTTTTCTAAAATTATTTTCGAATCAGTAATGAACTTTTTAAGATCTCCCGGAGCTGATTTAGATTCTTGAATTCTATTTAAAACATTCTGAAGGTCATAAGTTCTCTTCGCTTTTGCTGTAAGTGATATATCTGCTAATCCTCCAGCTACTTTCGAACCTAAATAACCACCTACGGCTCCACCACCATATCCACCAAGCTTTAATCCTAATGCTGCTAATACGGTTCCCCCCGCTCCAGCGGCTATTGCTTTTCTAGGACCTACATATGCATTAACTAGTCTTTGAATTTCATCTGCATCTTTATCTGATAAAGAAGTTAATCTTCTGGCAGCTAACTTATCTGCCAAATCATCCATAAATACTTTAGCGTCAGGCATTTTAACTGAAGCGGCCTGCTCTCTAATCTGTGTAACAAGGTCCATCGCTCTCTTATTAAGAGTTCTAGTGCCAGTTGTTATGTCTTTGCTTAATTCAGTAAGACTTTTTGCTGCTTCATTGCCTTGTTTAATAGCATCTTGAACTAATAACTGTGCTTCGGTTTTATTGGCCCCATATAAATTAGATAGAAAGCTTTCTGCTCCAGTAGACTTGATTTTAGAATCAATTTTATTCACTGAATCTAAATGCTGCTCATATAAACCCTTAACTTGCTTATATGGGACGTACATTTGGGCCAAGTCCCCATCCATTGCCTTTCTTAGATCCGATAGATTCTTAAGGGTAACGCTGTATTTTTTACCTGTATAAAATGGCTGAAGATCGGCATCGAGCTGATCAATAATTTTAATTGTATCGCCTACAGTAATAAAATTTCTGGCCTCTTTGGTTTTTAGTGTTGGATTCTTTAAAAGAGTTTCATATTTATTAATTAAATTTACGTCACCAGCATCAGCAACAATATTACCAGAAGCAGTTTTGATATCGTTTTTAGCTTGTTTCAATAAATCTAAAACAGCATCAGTTTCAAATTTTGTTGTATTATTCTGACCTAAAAGTCTTCTAAAATTACCAACAGACTGTCCAATTAGTTCTTTAGCATCTGCAAGATTTTTTCTTAACCCCTCAACAGATTCAAATACTGAGTTTTTAGCATTTGGATCATTTAGAATAGCCTGAACATTTGATGTTCTATTTATAATTGCATTTTCTATTTCAACTGGAAGTGGACCAGTCATTTCTCTTAAAACTTTTTGAGGACCTTTTCTTTCTATAGCCCCAAGATTAGATAAAGCCTCATCCGCTCGCTTTACAATATCTGCTGGTGGTTTTAGCCCCTTTGCTTTTCCAGCTAACGTTTTAATTGCAGTAATGCCTTGTTTTGCAAGCATTCCTAATGAAAGTAGCCCAGTTCCAACCTCACCAGCCTCTTGTGAGCCTGCTGGTAAAGATTCTTTAAAAGCTTCTTGTTTTCCAACTTCTTCAGAATAAATAGAGCCAAGTTTAGGTATTTCTCCGGTAGCTAATTGACCCACAGCTCTTACACCGGTTCTTATTCCGGGGGCTATCTGTTCTATTCTAGCTTCTGGAAGCCATGCTGATTTTCTAGCCTTTTCAAATCTTTCACCAATCCTAGATGTAAAATCTTTGGATTGATCAACGTCTTGAAATGGCGCTCTTGCCAACACTTCTAATGAATTGGGAATAGCCAGAGGATTCATGGCCTCTCCGACTCCAGTAGCAACACCAACGGCTCCTCTTACAAATGATTCACCGCCACGTTTAAGAGATTCCCAGGTGGAGTTTAAATCATTATTGGGTGTCTTTTTTAAAATCTCTTGCTGACGTTTTCTTATTAAATCATCTTGATCCGCCATCGCCGCCTCCATAATTCTTTTGAAATAGTTCTTTTTCAAATGGAGTCATTTCTTTTGGATCTTTTTTCAAAAGATATGATGGGTCTTGCTCTATAAATAACTTATTTTGCAGAAGTTTTAATGGAACAATAACGTCATCGACATTTATTCCACGCTCTTTGGCCATCCTTGAATATGTAATAATATGTGGCTCTACAGTTTTAAGCATTGAATTTGCTGCAAGTTTTAATGAATCAGCAAGAGCCCTCACTTGCTCATCGTTCATGTATCTACCGTCAGCCAACCTTTTCCATCCAAATTTATTTAATAATTCATCTGAGAATTTGCCCCTCATGGCTAGGTCTAATTCTTGTGGAGACACAATTCCAGGCCCCTGAGCCCTGACCCATCCATACATTAGTGATGACTGCGCTGGAACCGTATTTAGTTTAACAAGTTCATCAGCCTTATCTGCGATTGCTATAACATCTCTTGCTTCTCTGATTTGTGGTTTTGATTCAAACTCTTTTCGAAGATCATCAGCCGCTTTGTTAATTTTTTCAGTAGAATCTTTTCCAAGTCCTTCAGTCTCTTTACGAGTTTTTTCTATATCTGCTCTTAATTTGTCTAATTGTAATTTATGAGATTCTGCAAATAATGAAGCTGCATCAGGGTTGGGTGTAACAAAAAGACCGCCTTCAGTCTGTCTTACATCTTTACCAACCTTTATAGCCGCCTCAGCTAAATTTCTATCTAAGGGAACTAAGTAGCCCTCTTTAAATCCAGTTAGTGCTTCATTAAATTTAAGTGGAGCTTCTCTAAGTTTATAATAATTATCCTGTCCATTAAATTTTATTTTATAAGCATTTTGTGGAATTTGTGCTGGATCTGTAACTTTTATGGGTTCAAATGTTTGTGCAAAATCAGAGGCAGCTTTTACTTTATTAGTCTCTGCAATTTCAGCGTTCGTTTCTGCTTCCTTAGCTTTAGTAAAAGAATCATATAATCCACTACCAACGTTTACTAACTGGCCCGCAACCTGAAGCCCCTTAAGAACTTTATCAAATGTACTTTCATTTTTTTTTGGGTTCCACCCTGGTTGAGCTACTCCGACTAATGCCATTATGCCATCCTCGATTCTGCTGCTTGCTTAGCTGCCATTAGAAATGGTTCATAAGCTGATCTTGTTTTTTGATCTTGCCTTTGAAGGGCGGCAATAGATTCATTAAGAGTTCCAATAACAGCTCTAGGATCTCCTTGAAGTTTTCTCTCTGGTGCAGAGAGTGGAACTGCTGGAACTTGTTTTCCTTCTTCTCCAGGATTAGCAACATCCGCCAATGTAGATGCTCCCGCTAATCCACCGGCAACAGCACCTGCAATTGGCAAACTAGCACCATAAGTAAATGGAGCGGCTATTAATCCGCCAAGACTAGCTAGTCCAGCTCCAACCTTACCAAGAGTTCCCATGATGCCGCCGCCACTACTGCCTTTTACTGTTGGAACTCCTACTGTATTCAACGCCATAAAAACTCCTTAAACTGAAAACCAGGTTAAATACCTATCTTTTTTTGGAAGTCCTATGTCGGCTCCAAATTCAGCAAATCCCTTTCCAGATGCGTACCCCTTAACTCCAGCTTTTCCAGGGGCTCTTTCATAACCAAGATGTACTGCCAATTTGTTTAATTCTTCTGGATCAAGCTCTGAAGTCTTCAATGCAATTAATTTATTAAACAAATTTGTCTTCAGATTCTCTTCCCATTCTTTATTGTATTGTCTGACCTGCTCATCGAATTGCTTTTCAGCTAAAGTTACTCCGCGCTCTGTTAATGCACGATCAAGCTTAGATTGTCCGGCTTGGAATTCTTGTGCTCCAAGTCTCTCACTTGAAGCAAATCGTCTGCCCAGTTCTGCTTGGCCACCTGCAAATTCTTGAGAACCCAATCTCTCACCAGTTTGAAACTTACGTCCTAACTCAGCCTGAGTTCCGGCAAACTCTTGTGATCCAATTCGCTCGCCTCTTTGGAACTCTTGACCCTGTTTCATTAATCGCTCTTCACGAGCTGCTTTTTGTTGCTCTAAATCAAGAGCCCCCATTTGCTGCTCAGTAGCGAAATCAATATTTTGCTCGGATTCTAAGCCAAGTTTTCCAATAGCTCCTGAGCCCAATCGATTACCAAACTTCTGTGCAATTCGTCTTTGAGCTGCTTGTTTAGCAACACCCGCTTGAGCCCTTAGCCCAGATTTTACTT